CCATAGAACAATCCAAGGTTAATAGTTTTAGCTTGAGATCTTGGTATGTTTGCCATGTCAGCAACAGCCTGGTGGAAGTCTGTGTCAGGATTTTCTTTATAGGACTCTATAACATCATACACTGATGGAAATTTATATAAAGATGCATAGTGTACAACTAGTCTTGGTTCTTGTTGTGAATAGTCAAAGCAACCCCACGTGTGACCTTCTTCAGGCAAGAATAAAGATCTAATTAATGGTCCTAGATCCTTGTTCCTTGCTGGTAGTTGCTGTAGGTTTGGATTGTTATAACTAAATCTTCCTGTAACAGTTCCACCTTGATCAGATCTTATTTGATTGATCTCTGCATGAATACGACCTTTGTGCTCGTATCTAATAATTGTATCAATAAAAGTTGTATGTGCTTTATTAATTTCCCTTGCTTTAGCAATCATTTGCACTATAGGATGTTGATGTTCTTGTAAAAAATTTTTAGTAAAGGATGGCGCTAATGATTTCTCAGTTCTGTCATAAGGTAAACCAAGCTTATCAAAAACTGTTGCTATGCTTCTTGCTGCCCAAATCTGCGGTTCTATCCCTGTTTCTTGTTTTACTTTTAATAGTAATTCATTCTCTTGTGCTGTTAGTTGTTGTTTCAGTTTGTGTGCTCGTTCTATATCAACTCTTACTCCTTTAAATCTCATATCAACCAGACAAGGAAATAAATCAGTTTCTAAACTAAATACTGATTCTATATCTTGATGAACTATTTCTTTTTTAAATATTTGCCATAGTTCTAAAGTAAGTTCAGCATCCTTTTCAGCATAAGCACCAACTTCCATCGCTGGTAGTTGCCACATATCTTCTTTAGGATCTAATCCTCTTGATTTTGCTGCTTCATTTAAAGCTGCTTCACTCTTACCATAACCAAGATAATCCCAGGACAACATATTTAAACTATATTGAAATCTGTTTTCATCAATTAAAGATGCTGCAATCATAGTATCCACAATCAAACCATTAATTTTAATTCCCATTTGTCTAATCCAACAAACATCATACATTGCATTATGAAATATTTTTAATGATGGAGTTGCCATGGTATCTTTAAACCATTCCAAAACTTTTTTCTTATCCATGTTGGGCCCTGATCCGTGTGCTATGGGGAAATAAAAAGATCGTCCTGGTACAGCAACGGCAATACCAATTACTTCACCATTACCTATAACAGAACCTGATCCTTTCTTTTTAAGATATGGATCTCTTGTTTCTAAATCGACTGCAATCTCATCGTAAGAACGTAGATCCGGAAATTCTTCTGGTTCAACCCATTCTTTTTGTGCTTCAAATAGAGGTATTTTCATAATCCCTTTCAATAATCATTTGTATATAATGTATAGCTTTTAATAAATCTTCTTTTTTTCCTTTATCTTGGTGTCTGCAAATATATTTAATTGCATTACCTTCTGCAAACAGTATCTTATTCTTATTGATAAATAAAGAAGGTTGTATTTTGTATTTCTTATAATGTGCACCTCCTATTTGTTTGAAAAAAGTTTTGTTACTCATTTACTTTCTCCATTTCTTTATACGTTTTAAGCAAATCATTAAAGATTTCATTAGGATGTCCACTATACGTGTAAATCCTTTTATTTGCTTCGTAGATTATAAAATAATTATTAATTTGTTTTTCGTTTTCTATTTCCATTATTTTTATCATAGTTGATAACCTTTCCATTCTTTTTTTGATTTTAATATATAAAGATTTTCCATAGATCTTGTTACACCAACGTACCAAACCCTATGTTCTTCGTCCTGTTTGTCTATACTTGTTTCCATAGACTCCCTTATTTTCCTCGCATTATCTAATATAAGAATGACATTTCTACATTCACCACCTTTTGCTGCATGAATGGTTGATACTTCTATTCTTGGTTCTTCAGATAATTTTTCGCCATTACTTAATAAGGTCCTTATATATAATTCTTTTTCTTGATCTAAATTTGTAAATGCATCAAACCAAGTGACACCTGGAGAGAATCCAAGATCTTCTATTTTTACAGAACTTATATTTTCAAATTTCTTTTCATCAAAAGTTTGATTTAAATATTCATATATGTCCTTACAGTCTGTTATTGATATTTCACTTCCTGTAGTTAATTCAGTCCATTTTAATACAGATTTATAGAGTTTATGATCTATACTTTTTCCATATCTATTTTTAAAATATAATCTTTTTTCTTTTAATAATTTAGATATTTCATCAGATCTGTAAGTTGTTCTAGTTAATATTAACCATTTATCTTGTGTTAGATCTAAATTATCTATATCAAATATAGTGGTCACATTACCTTGTACTACATTTCCATCTTTATCTTTTTTTGCATGATATATTTTTTCTTTTCGTTTACCCTGTATTCTATTTAATATTGTGTTAGATAATTCTTGAACAGCTAAAGGTATACGTTCTGATTGTTGTAATACCTCTTCTTCTGCTGGTTCATCAATAAATCTATTAACATCAGCTCCAGCCCAAGCAAAAATAGCTTGATCATCATCTCCTGCTAAAAATAAATCTTTAGATTTAGATTTTAAAACATCAAACATTTTCCATTGTACCGGAGATAGATCCTGTGCTTCATCTATAAATATAACTTCAAACAAAGGACATTTATCAGAGTTGATTACAAACTTTTCAATCATGTCTGTATAATCATCTAAATTATAAGCTTTTTTATAATTTATAAAATTTAAATTAATATGGTTTAAAGTATCTAAATCTATACTTCTACTCCATTCGTTAGTATTAAATTCATCTTCAATAGAAATACATTTAACTCTAGCTTTATTAATAAGTTTAAAATATTCATTATCACAATTCATATAACAACTTTCTTCAGAATCACTTGAATAGTTAACTCGTATACTTAATTCTTTACCTATTTGTTCATAGTGAACTGGCTGCATAACATTATCTTCACTCATACCTAACGTATGAAAAGCCAAAGAATGTAACGTTTGAAAAAATTTAACATCTGTTTTATTATAATTTTTATTTATATTTAAAAATCTTTCTCTTGCTTCGTTAGCTGCTTTTCTTGTAAAAGCAAAATAACCAATTTTATTTAAAGGCACTCCTTGTTTTAAATAATTATCTACTTCATTAAGTAATCTTCTTGTTTTACCTGTTCCAGGAGGACCTAATACTTTTCTAATCATTAGAATATATCCTTCTTAGATTTGACAGGTATCATTTCAACTTTAGAAGTTTTAATTTTAAACTTGCTAATAGGTATTTGTATTACATCAATTGGATCGTGAGATTCTTTTTCTCCTGGCTTCTTAGGAAATCTTTTAGGTATATTAATTTTAGTTTCTTTATCGCCGCCAATCTGTATTATTTTTTCAGCTGTTTTAGATTTATCCAATCTCCAATCCTTATTTTTTAAAGAATTGTAAAAACTTTGATATTTAAAATAAGCGTAATCACCCTCTATTAATACAGCTCCAGTTTTAAACGATGCATTAGATTTAGCTTGTGGTCCATTAATATATTCCTTTAAATATTCTGCTAATTGTTCATCAGGAGTGGTTCCTTTAGGAGGAAGTAACTCTTCTTTAGGAGGAAATAAATTATCCAATACTTCTTGAAATTCATTTGATTTTACTTTTGGTGGAACAAAATCTGCAGCAGCTGCAATGATAGACCTAATTTCTTCTTGCAATACTATTTGTTTAATATGTTTAGCTTTTACATTTTTAGATTCACCATTAGGTAATTCAACATTGAATGTATATTCAGGTTCAGGATATTTAATTTTAACTAAACTAGATAATTTAGGAAATAAAGCTTTCTTATCAGATAAAAATCCATATTTTCTTTTTGCGCATTCTGTTTTCATACAAAAGTTTACGATAGGTTCTTGAGTACATGTATAGCCTTTAGTAGAATCTTTTTTCCAAGATCTAATTTTGTCTCTTACTTTTTTCTCACCCCAATCATCAATGACTAATCCGTTAGAATCTTTTAAAAAATATTTTTTAGGAGCATCAACAACCATTTCTTCCCACTTGTCCTGGTATTTCTTTTTAGCAAACACCATGTAGTTATATAACCATCTATCTCTTCCATCATCCAACTCATCCTTGGTCATCATCTGTAGACAAGGAGGACCATCGTTAAATTCAGATGGGCCTCCCTGTAGTACAGTTTTCACATGGGCTAATGAAAACTCTTCTAATTCTTTTTTCGTTTTTAAATTTGCTTCCACTACTTTTATAAACTGTTCAAATGTAAATGGTTTACCATCAAAGTTAACAGCTACTCTTTCTGATTTATTATAATAAGGAAGATTAATAAAATTACCATTAATAAAATTTCCTTCAGCATCTTTACCTAGTTCTGTTTGCTTTGGAAAAATTTCTATTCTTAAAGGTAGTTGTAATGTAAATAATAAACCCTCTAAAAATTTCTTGATGATTATTGCCTTAACCGGTTCTTTTAAAAATATATAAAGGTGTAGTCCACCACTTTTTGATTTAATTGGAATTAAAGGTAAGTCATATTTCTTTATTAAATCTAAATATTTTTTTATTGAAAAATCTTTGTAATCTTTTGAATCAATGTCTATAGCACCAAACCTTGCCATACCCTCATCATCACAAGGTTGTATACCTATAGATTTATTACCACTTATATGATCCAAGTAATCTTGTTCAGTTATTGGTTGTTTTGACCAACCATATTCTGGTTTTAGTTTACCTGTAGTTGGATCTTTTATGTTTTTTGTTAAGTCTGCAAAACCAAAGTTTCTTTGCAACCCAGTAAAATACTCTATAAAATTTCTTTCCATCTAGCCCTTTATATTGTGATGTGGGCAATTGCTTGCCCACATTATTGTAACGAGAGGAATTAAAAATGAGCTTCAGATCCTTTTTCAGATCCATTAGTCTCACCGTGTTTCACTTTTATGTCTCCTCTTGAAACACTTTCAGCAAATGCTTTAGCTTGTTGGTATAAAGAAGAATCTTCTACAGGTCCTACTTTATTAACTTCCCAACCAAACCAAGTGCCTTTATCATTTGATTGTTGAACTGTTCTTAATTTATATGCATGACTAAAAGATGCAGGAGTAAATAATCCATTCTTACCTTTCATCTTGATACCAGCCATCATACTATTCCATTTTCTACTAATCTTTAATTGTGTAGATTTCATAGCAATTAAAGCTGTAGTAGGAGTTTGACCACAAACAATTACGAAATGACTTGCAGTTTTCTCAATATAATTACCGCTTGGTAATCTATCTTTGAAAGAAGCATCTCTCTTTGTTTTAGTCATTACATCACTTGATGATGGATGAATTCCAACTGGAGCGCCAGAACCTTCACCTCTATCTTGCCATTCAATGTATTCTAACTTGTAATGACATGGTAAAACATCTATTCCTTTTTCACCATCAAATAGTTCTCCAGTTACAGAGTTGTAAATCATTCCAGGTTCTGCACCTTGAACATATTTACCATCTCTCTTGTTAACCTCTGGAGATAGTTGTCCTAGTATTTTAAGAAATGGTAATGCTAGATCCTCATGACCTAAATTACCAAGACCTTTATCTGCATCTGCTTCAAAGAAGCTTACAGCTAAAGCTCCCGCAGCTACTTTCTCAGATACTGCGTTGGACTTTTTTGTTCCTTGGTCCATTGTACTTTGTGCTTTGTTCATGTTTATTTCCTTGTTATTTTTGTTCGGTTTCCTGCGAACACGTTAAATAGATCAGAGGGCATATCTTTCCCAGCTTCGATACGCTCTCTGACCAGTGCTTTGAGAGTCATGGGTTCAACCTTTAATTTCTGGGACGGTTGATATCCATTCTCTGCCGCAAGGTTTGCATAAGCAATTGCCTTGTTATCTTCGTTGCGGCCAAAGGAGACGGTAACCTCATTTTTAATAAGGTCACCTAGACCGTTTTCACGAAGCCAGTTAAATGCTTCTTCTTTCCTTTCAGCGGAAATAGAAGCACCGTAGATGGGTTTCACTTCTACAGCGGAACCATCTTCTAATTTTATGCTCTTAATATTCATTTCTTGCATCATTGTAGGAATGACATCTCCAGAAAGAATATCAGCTTCTTCTTGTAATTTTTTTAAATTGTTTTCTGCTAAAGAAATTTTATCTTCAAGGTTTCTTAATTTAATGACTTGATCAGATAAAGATTTAGCATCATTAGCCTGTGTTATTGACTCTGCTTGGTCTAGTTCATAGTTTATTGTTGTCATATTTTATCTTTCTATTTATTGTTTGTTTTCTTTCTATTTTTTTCATGTAACTAATTATAATGTAAAATTATAAATATGTCAAGATGTAGGATATATTAATTTTCTTCAACAAGTCCTTTCTCAAATAAATTAATTTCTATTGGATAATAAACTTGTTCTTGCCTATCCCACTTTAATAAGTTATACTTACCGTTTGTAATATCTGCAGCAATAGAACATGCTACCCCTATAATTGCAGGATCACCTGTAAGTAGTAAATAATCTTTTTCAGTATATTCTTTTAATAAAGATCTTAATTTAAGTATTAAAGGCCCTGGACTTAATACCATTTGAGAATATTCAGGTAATAATACTTTTAGTTTACCATATTTAGCTGCACCCATAATATTAAATTTAGGTTGACCAGCCCTAGTTCCTGGTAATTCTTGTATTACATATACTGTTGTGTTCATCTTTCTTTACTTGACAATTAAATTATAGTTATGATATAATGCATTTTTATAGAAAGATAAAGTAAAATATTATGAATTACAAGTTTAAAACTAAACCATACGCACATCAAATAACTGCGTTAGAAAAGTCCTGGAATAAAGCTCATTTCGCTTATTTTATGGAGATGGGAACCGGTAAATCAAAAGTTCTTATTGATAATATAGCCATGCTGTATGATAAGGGAAAAATTAATGGTGCTTTAATTGTTGCTCCAAAAGGGGTTTATCAAAATTGGTTTGATATAGAAATTCCAAATCATATGCCAACACACATAGAAAAAAAGATGGTATTATGGAAAGCATCTTTTATGAAAGGTAATGAAATAGTATCTAAAGAAATAGATGCATTGTTTGAAACAGGAACAGATCTACATATTTTAATTATGAACGTAGAAGCTTTGTCTACAAAAAATGGTGTAACATTTGCAAATAAATTTTTAAGCTGTCATGAAACATTGATGGCAATAGATGAATCTACCACTATTAAAAATCCAGATGCTATTAGAACAAGATCTATTGTTCAATTGGGTAAATCTGCAAAGTATAGAAGAATATTAACTGGATCTCCTGTCACTAAATCTCCTTTAGATTTATATAAACAATGTGAATTTTTAAATGAGGGTTTATTAGATTACACTTCTTATTATGCTTTTAAGTCTAGATATTCTGTTTTAAGAACAGCAAACTTTGGAGGTCGTTCAGTTCAAATAGTAGTAGGTTATAAAAATTTAGATGAACTATCACAACGAATAGAACAGTTCTCTTATAGAGTTTTAAAAGAAGATTGTTTAGATCTACCATCTTATTCTTTCACAAAAAGAATTATTCAATTATCAAAAGAACAACAAAAAATTTATCAATCTATGAAACAATTAGCTTTAGCACAGTTAGATGATAAACTTATGACAACTGCTACTGCTCTTGTTCAGTTAATGAGATTGCATCAAATTACTTGTGGTCATTTCAAATCAGATGATGGAACCATACAAAAAATTAAAAATGAAAGATTAGATGCTTTGATGGATATATTAAGTGAAGTAGAAAACAAAGCTGTCATATGGGCACATTATAAATACGACATTGAAGTGATAGTTGAAGCAATTAAAAAAGAATATGGCCCTGATTCTTATGTTACTTATTATGGTGATACACCAAGTGAGATTAGGCAAAACAATATAAAATTATTTCAAGATGAAAATAGTAAAGTTAGATTTTTAATTGGAACACCACAGACAGGAGGTTATGGTATTACACTCACTGCAGGTAATGTAATGATTTATTATTCTAATGGTTATGATTTAGAAAAAAGAACTCAATCAGAAGCTAGAATAAACAGAGCCGGACAAAAAAGAAAAATGACTTATATTGATATTATTGCAGAAGATACTGTAGATGAAAAAATTGTAGAAGCTTTACGTAAAAAAGTAGATATAGCTTCAAAAGTTATGGGTGAAGATTTGAAGGAGTGGATATAAATTTCCACTCCTCCTCATTGTAAGGGAACATTATTTATTGTTATTGTAAATAACTACCGCTAAAATTATCGCAGCAATTGTAAAAATAAATAACAATTGTAAAAGTATACTCAT